TCAGTAGATGAAATGATTGAACAAGGAATTTTAAAACTAAAAATATGAATGAACAAGAACTAACATTAGTATTGGCAATAATTATATCAATTGCTTTGATTGCTGGAGGTGCTTTAATAGGTGCCATTGTAGAAAATTACAACAACAATAGGGAGAATAAAACAAAAAAGCCCTTCCAATAACGGAGGGGCTTAAACTATCAACAATCACCAACAATCTACATAACTGATAATTTCTCTTTATGTTTATTGTATATTTCAAGATATGGTTTGCTTCTCATATCCAATCCTTTATCTACTAAGTAGTTCATAAGATCTCCTCGGGTCTTTACATTAGGAGGCAATACAAAGCTTTCTACCGTGATATTTTTAGTATCCTTATTAGGATCGCTACCATTCGCACCTGTACCTCCTTGTGGTTTACGTTCGTCCTTAAACACATCCTTAAACTGCTCTGCAAGATATGATTCGGCTGTAACGTTGTTGAATGAATTGTCTTTCATTTCGCTACCGTCCGAATTAAGCATGATTAGCTTACCATCTTTCTCAGCCGTATTCTTTAGTACCTCATTTAATACAGTTCTCTCATGGCTCTGGAAATAGCTAGGAAGATCTGATTTAAACTTAGCTTTTATTGGCGCAAACACTTCTTGAAGCTTTGTTTGCTTTTCGGTCATTTGGTACTTATTGCGAAGTTCTTCAAGTTCTTTGTCTTTCTCTGCAATAGTCTTTTGAGCATTGCTTTCAATTTCTTCCTGCTTACGCTTAAACTCTTGAAGCTTGTTCTCATATTCTTGACCACCTTTACCAGCTGCGGCCAATGCTTCAATGCGTTCTTTTTGCTCCTTCAAGATTCGCTCTACAGCATGGTAAGTTTTTTCATCTTGCTTACGTTCAAAGCCTAAGTTCTTAAAGCTTTCATCGTACTTGTCATGTACCTCTTTGATCTTTCCGGGTATTTCTTTATTAAGAATATCCTCTTTGTAACGATCAAGCAATCCTTGCTTAGATTCTTGGTTCATGAACTCAAATCCTTTTTCCTTCCAACGTTCGGAAATGGGATTTCTTAGGTTTTCATCTTCTGCTAGCTTATCAGCTAACTGGTTTCTAAGTTCTTCATTTGAACCTAGTTCATTCTCTAATTCTTCAAATTCAATTGGCATAACTATTCCTTTTAGTTTGCATAAAGTTAAATATTTTTGAGCAATAAAAAAAGCCCTTCAAATAAATGAAAGGCTATACAAAAGAATTAGACTGGTACGCTGTTCTTATGGGTAGCGTTCTAATTACTGTTACTCGATAACACCACTAACAGAAGACTTCTTATCTTCTACCAATGCTTTTAAAGTCTCTTTATGCTTTTTAACTTCACCTGCTTGTCTAGGATCGTGCAATATTTTCACACCTCCATTAAAGCTTACAAATCCGTTACGCTTTTCTTTAGCTTCAAATTCTCTTGGAGTAAATTTAGCAATCTTCACAGATTCTTTGTTCTTCAATGAGTTGTTGATCGTGATAATACTTGAACACCTAAGGTGAATTAGATCCTTTTCATTCTCAGCCAAACGATATGAGCTATCTTTGTTGCCTTCAACTTCCTTTACAGTTCCAAAGTTTTGAGCGTTCTTAAGTCTCAATACTTCTTCCTTTTGCTCTGCCAACCTTTCGTTTTCAGTTGCTAATCTCTGTTGGGTTTCAACTGGCGCGCTCTTAGCTTCTAACTTTGCAGCTAGCTCTTTATTCTGGTCAATTAAAGCCTGTATTTGCTCTGCAGTTATAGAACTATTCGGAGCTTCTGCCTTCGCCTGCTCCTTGTTCTCTGCTTTCGGAGCTTCTGCCTTCGCCTGCTCCTTGTTCTGATTCTGTGACATATTCCAATAATTTAGTTAAAATGGTGTTAATCTTTATTTCCATGCTTTGCTTTGACATAAAGTCAACTACGTTACCAACTTCACGCTCAAATCTGTTGACATATTTATCAAAGTCAGCCTTTAATATAAGTAAGTTTCTGTCAAATATAGGGTTTTTACTTTGAATTTCAATAATTTCTTCTAACGTATAATTTTGGTATGGCTCTAAATGGCTTAATATCTTATGCCTTGCAAGAGATGTAGGATCATTCTTATACTTAGATTCATAGATACGCTTACGAATGCTATTCAAGAAAAATGAAGGCATTCCGTTTGTTTTACCTTCCTTATAGCTTTCCATCAGATCGTTAGTATCTTCATAGAAATACGGCTCCCCGTAATCAATAACAGATCCTTTATAATCTTCTTGGTATCGTAATCTAAATACCGTATCTGTGGCAAACTTCTCTATAATCTCAAAGTTTTTCTTAACACGGCTTAATACCATACGCTTCGATTCATAGATACCATCTGCTTGAGCTTCATTAATAGCTTGCTTATTGACTACATCACTACCACGACCAACGCAATCAGAATATATTTCATGTTTAATACGTTCAATTTCCTTCGTAATATGCTCTAATGACTTAACATCTGGGCTAATAATCTGCAAAGGATTACGCATTAAGTCCGGCTGTCCTTCCTGATGAGGAGCTTTAATCACAATAGTTTTACCTGGTCCCTTACGCATTTTATCAGAACACTTAGGGCATTTCTTTACAGTCTTTTGACCTGCTGTATAATCATATAATGCTGCGCCTCCAATTGTGCTATGTAATAAACCTCCTTTACATTGCTGATTTAATGTAGTGTCCTTATAGTCACATTTAGCTGCATACATGGCATATATCGGAAACATGCCAAATGTATCTTGATACTTTTTAGCAAAGTCCACAAATAGCAACCAATCTAAATTGGTAAGACTGTTAGTAATAGGAGACTTTTTTTGGATTAAAGACTTCTGATTTAACGGAGAAGACCAGAATGGTTTGGCCGGGCAATACTCTAAAAAATGTTCTGATTCATTTAATAGCTCATATTCACTGCCTACCTTCTTAAACTTGTAGTATTTTTTATTGTCGATAAATGCTACTTCATCCTTACCGCATTCGAAAGCTATCCAATTGACCACATAGTTATAAAGATTGCTTATTTCATCGTCTTTAATCTTGTAACGGCTAACATCAATAGCCAATAAATCATCTACAGATATAAAATATGGATATGGTTCTGGTAGGTCATCGGTTTCAATCGCTTCGCCTGCTTCATTATATTCAGGTTCAGGTAGATCAACAACTAATATGCTGTCAATATCAGACTTAAACTTATCAAATGCCACTGTTTCAAAGAACTCGGTTATTCCTAGCTTTTTTGTGTATTTAATTGCATCTGCTTCTAGTTCCTCATCTTCAAACTCATACTTTCTAAGTGAATTGTCGGATTTGAATATCTTTTCAAATGGTGCAAATATGCTTTCGGTAAGTTCATTTGTTGAAAAAGGGGGTCGTACTAACCCACGGAATGAATTAAAGGTTTGGGTATCTTCTAATACAGACGATTCAATCCACTTTAAAAAATCATAATGCCCACTGTGAAATTCCTCGATTTGAGTAATAGTTTCACAATGGACATCAGAGCGTTTTTTCTTTTGAATGCTTAAAGCTTTCTCAGCTATCGCTTTGCTTTTTTCCCCCGGATTCTTTAGTATTTCTAGTATTTGAGGTAACTGCAAGCTTTCCATTTTTAAAGGTGTGTTTATCGTCTTTTAATTTCCATGAGCTTCTAGGGCGTTGTAATATTCGCTCTGCATGGTCAAAGTCAAATAGCCTACTACGGCCATTATTGTCAATCAAAGTTACTTGTTTCTTAGCCATAATCAAAAATTAAGGTGCTGGAACAATATCTTTTTTAGGGAAAAACCCTGCTTCTGGCGTAGCAATGTACAAGCTATCTCTCCACGCTGGAGCAAATGAGAATTGCACCATTGCAGTATCTCTTGTATTCTTACCTTGGTTTCCTGCATCTGAAACGAATCCTGACTGACTACCAACTGGAATACCTTCAATAACACTACCGTCTTGAGCTATTGATACATCACGGCCAATAATCTTCCCAAACTCGTTAATGAAATAAACAACGATATTTTCTTCGCATTCCAATATTTCACGAACTTGTTTAACAACTTTAGCAGGTACGCTTGTTAACATTCCTGTTACCGTTACGGATTCAGTACCGTCAACTCTAGTGATCCCGTCAATAGTTGTATTGTCGTTACCTCCGAATGTTACCGGGGCGTTCTGCGGTATCGTTACCTCAGTCATGAAAGGGGTGACAACTACCTTTGTATCATCAACGGCAGCTAATAAGGTTTCCCAATCAGCTTTAGCATTGAATAAGATAGGTGTTACTGCTCCTGAATCGAACTGAAATCCAGCTCTTTGAAATATCATTTTTTGGATTTGTCCTATATTTTCAGCGCAATCGTAGGCTTCAATGGTAGGTAATGCTGCGGGTCTTGGGCAATCGCAATTCATATCGATATAAATTTTAGTTCAAACATTTATAACAAATGAAAGCCATTAATTTAAAATAATCAAAAAATAATGTACAAATGATTTTGATATGAGGTGTCTATAACACTCCTTCACCGTATGTTAAACTATGAGTATAAATAGCATAACGTTCTGAATCGACAATATCGTCATCTATCTTAACAGGCTCGCCTTCCATTATTTTTCCGTTGCTATTTTGTTTCCATTTGTATTTATGGCGTTCCCATAATAGATCTTCGCTGTCTGCTGTTACAAATATCTTATGATTGTTTTGTTGCATAAAAGATATACCTGCTTTAACTGCCTTATTAGCTTTAAGCGCATTATATCCAGCATCTACCAACATCTGAATATAAGCAGGGTAAGCATGATCACAATAAATCGGAGACATCATGCTAATATTATTTTCTTCCATGAAAGGCAATAAATGATCTTCTACTTGCCGATGCGATTCGTAGAATATTTGTCTAACATAATAACGCTCTTGGAAGTACTTAACATGAACCATAGCCATAGGATGTTCATATCCCCAATCTAATCCATAGAACTCATCATCGGCCTCGATTGATAGGAACTCACTAACAGGAATCGTATTGGTATTGCTGTAAATCTTCCCTTTGAAGGTTCCGGACTTTCCATGCACATAAACATCAATGTAATACTGATCGCCAGCATCAATTAGATCTTCTATTTCTTTGCGCTGCTCATAAGGTAAGAACGGATTATCTTTATAAGTACTGTGAATCATGGCATATTCTCCAACTCTACGCTCTATCACATCACTATCAATCCATGTATATTCTGACGGGTTGTAATCTATAAATATCTGCTCGGTTGTCCTGATTGCTATTTGCTTCCAGTCCTCCATGCTTAGGGTATTAGCCTCATTCAAGAACGCTATATCACGACCTTGACCACGTTTCTTTATTGCTCTATCCATTCCAATGAACTTTATAACATTGCCGTTTAGGGTGTATCTTAGCTTCGTTCCGTGAAAGTTTTTTTGATTCCAGAGACCCTCGTTATTCATTATTTCTTTGAAATCCTTTAAGGCTTTATCTTCGTGACTTGCTCTTTCTTTGGCTATTATCTCAATGCTCATTCCCCTACGTTTTAGGCAAATAGAAATAATAAGCTGGATAATAGAATAGGTTTTTGTTGATCTGGTACCGCCTTTGTTTATGACTATACGGCAGGGGCTTTGCTTTCGCTCTTCTTCGGGTCTGCCTTGGTTTTCCTTAAAGATTTTGCGATTAATGTTATAGGCTTGTAGGTTTCGAGTATAAACATTACTTACTTCCATCTATGTAATATCCTTTGCCTTTAAACATAAGTTCTTCGGTCATTTCATCCAATGTCATGATCTTGCTTTCCTCTCCAATATCCGCTATTCCATCAATCAATACAAGCGTTTTACGCTTAAATACATCGCAAACGATAGATAATTGACCGCTTTCATTGATGTAAGGTTCTCCATATCTATCCATCAATCTTCTATGTTTAGGTCTAATGGTTTTTCATCGCCTTTGAAACGAATATCAATGCTACTTAATTCTCGCTGCTTATTATCAGCTTCATATAATCCTAGATATTTGCTTAAAGATTCTAATGCCTGTAATTTGTCCAGCAGTTTAAACTTAACCTTTCGGCTCTTTGCCCGCCCTTCCTTACCACCTTGAAACTCTTCTACCTCAACAGAATGAATAGCAGCCGCCACTTCTCTAGGTAATTTTACAAAGTCCTCAAAGGTCATTCCATCCTTCATAAAATCCTGAATATTTGCAAAGCCAATTCGAGTGTATTCGTTTAAAACTCGGTCTTTAGTTACAAATAAATTTTTGAGCTTTTGAGACTGTAAATATTGTATACGGCCTTTAATGTTTGATTTTGTCAATAGAGTTGAAGCCATTGAACGAGCGGATTTTTCAGAGTAACCAGCCTTTATAGCTGATTGGTTACCGTTGTATATTTCTGAATATATTTTACAAAAGTTTTCTTGTTTTGCTACTTTGAGGGGTTTTGAGTAATCTAATTCGGTAGTTTCTTTATCTGTGGCCATCGCTATTCCTTTTAGCTGTGAACAACAAATATAAACATTATTTGATTCAAAGCAAATACTTACAATTTTTTACCATCCCATCCGGGAGTTGAAAGTACCTTCGTCCAAAACCTTATATTTTCTGACCATTGGCGTTTAGTAATTTTGGTAGATGCAATTTCTAAATCTAGTTTTTCAAACAAAGCCAAATAAGGACTTCTAAGCAATTTACTTTGTTGTTCTATACATTCACTAGGGATAAGGTAAGATAATCTCTCCTGTAACATCTGATAAGCTGACACAGCCCTTTTGTAGCTTACTTTGGTTGCAACTTGTATCTTATGAATAATTTCAATAGGTGTTAGCTCAGATTGATTAAATTCAATATGCTTTGCTAGTTTCTCCATTACCGGGTTATCATGTGGTTGTATATTCATTTAAGATATTGTTTGAATGATTATTACTGCTTAATGAATTGTTGAATATTTCCCCTTACCCCCTCAAAGGGTAAGGGATAAAGAAATATTCATGGTACAAACTTTCAATTTACTACACATTGTATTATTACCTGTTCTATACATATACACCCTGAAGGGGTGTATATATAGAACTATATATACTCTTAAGGGGAATTTACATAGTGTATTTATAGAATTTACATTATGTAAACTAATTGAAAAACAAATTTACGTCATGTAACTGTTTTTTTGTTTTTGTTATAATTATTACGCTTATAACGATCGTTAAGCATCTTTTTTAAACTATCGGATATTGATTTTTCATAATAAAAATTCTTTCCGTCTATGACTTTTACATGTAGTAATTTAGACATTTGCGTAAAAATAAAAATCTTATCCCATAACTCTTTATCAAAAGAATTACGATGTCTAACATGCTTTATTTCTGATCCCTCAATCATACAATTATCTGCAGAAGCTAATTCCATTTTAAAAATAATCCACATTCCATATCCTTCGGCTCCAAAATCAGCTATTAACTCTCTTTCTTGCTTACTAATTTTAAGCTTTGATGTAGTTTTAAACCAATCAATGTTTAATTTTACGGGAGTAGCCATACTTAACCGTTTTTAATTCTTAAATATGGCCTAGTATATACTGGTATTGCTGCAGATTCAAGAACCTCACCTTCATCAGTACATTTTTCATTATTTTCAATTTCATTCCAATAAGCCTGTTTATACTTCTCTTTCAAATCTTTTAGATTCTTTTCCATTTCAACAATTTCAGATATATGGCTAAAATCGTAACTATTTACATGCCTATATAGATATAGTTTTTGACTATTAAATAAGAAAGTATTGTTTTCAATCTTAGATAACTTACTTTCTATTGATTCCTTAAACATTGCAAATCTCTCATCTATATCTGTTTTCTGCTCTTTCAATGAATTAAATACATCAATATCGAGTTGCAAGCTTTCTTTTAGCGAATCTTCCATAATCTTAAGCTTTATAAAATTTAACTATACTATTACTTCTAAAGGTCTCAATAAGACTGTTTTGTTCTGTTAAAACATCTTGAAAAACCTCATCCAATACGGTTTCATTTACTTTACGTAATTGCCCGAACCTTACCCCTGCCTCATTTCTAGTCTTATAGGGTATCCTTAGCTTGTCGAAATATCGAGTAGCTATTTCTGATTTATTAAAGGCTTTTGTTATCATATTTTTAAAGTATTTAGTGTATTGCAAATATAATCAATAAAATATATTACATGCAAATGATAAGGATTAATTATTTATTTTAAATTATTTAAACATTTTTTTAAAAACCCCTTGCAATATCAATTATTTTTAATATCTTTGAAACATGATAAACGAAAAAAACAATACGATGACAGATTTTAACAGCGGACAAAAAGAAGCATTTAATGAAATGCAAAAAACAATAATGTTAAAAATGAATTGTTCAGCCGAAGAAGCTAACAAGCATATAGAGATATTAATGACAGATTTTTTAAACATATTAAATGCATAATCAGCCTCAAGAGGATTGACAAGTAGGGAACGACTTGTAAGAGTATGACAGCTCGGAAAGACGAGCATTTTTACCTAAACAAACATACAAATGAGTAATTTAGAAGAACATATCAATCTATTTATTAAGCTTGCTTCACTTAGAAGATTAAAGAAAAGAGCTATATTGAATAATGATGCTGGTTTGACCATGCATTGTTACAGGCAAATACGAGTTATTAAAAGAGTTAATATAAGCGTTTGATTATAACATGCGAATAAAGGACTGCGGAGCAAAGCGGAGTTGCGTTTGATTCGCTGTTATGATAACATTTAAAAGATAGAAAAATGACACATACGAAAACAAAAGAAATCGAGATTGAAAAAAAGGCTAACGGTTTGATTTATAATCTTACTGGGGATTTAGAAGTTACATACCACGAAAGCCCATTTAAGGAAGAAAATCCAGCCTATCAGGTTGAGGAGGTGGATAGAGAAGTTATTCAACCATGGCTAGTAATAACGGATATTAAGAGCGCAGAGGTTATATGGGATAACATACCTACTAAACCGCAACTTAAATTTTTTAATGAAGAAATAGGAGGTATTGAGATATGATTTACATCCTAATAATTGCTTTGATCTTATTTATTGCAGGTGAATTTAGATGGGATTGGGTTGATTTATAACACGAAGATATGAGCCGTATCCCGAAGGGTATGGTCTCATATCGACTGTTGTGAATAATTTTTATTTGTTTTTGATATAACAACATAGTTTAATTATCATTTCCTACCATCAAACCACTTAACAGGAGGTATATTAAAGTTATTTCTATACTCTTCAAGCCTCTGTTTTTCTTTTTGACGCTCTTTTTTATTTATATCTGCATGAATTTTTTGAGCTGTCTGCAAATCGTTATACTTGTATGCTTCATGTATTCTTTCTAATGCTGTTTTCATAACTTATTAAATAATTTATGATAATTACTTACATTTATTTTATTTATAATTGTTTTCCAATCTTTATTTTTATGTAGCAAAGGTGCTTTCTTTATAATTTTAATATATCTATCTGTTACGTAAATAAGACCTGCATAATCAGGAATTTCTTCAATAGGAATTAATCCTTCTGGACAAACATAATAAAATCTATTAGATCCTTTTCCAGAGAGTAGATCATCTGATTTACTGTTATAACTTATTCTACTTTTCCAATCCGCATCACGGTCGTAACTTTTAATACTTCCTTTTTTTTTAAAATCTGCTTTAAAATCCGATAAAGATAGTTTAATTTCGTACTCAACTGCATAACCTGAATTGGTAATCATAAGTAAATCACTCTCCCAACGAAAAGCGTAAATATTTGGACTTCCTATTTTGGCAGCTATCTTAATGTAAAGTTTTTTAATTATTTTTTGTTCTGTATATTCCATAAATCTATTTTAAAATGGTAGATCTTTATCTTTAAAACCTCCAACCGGAAGTATTTGATTTTCTGTATTATTAATTAACAATCCTTGTTGAAACATATGATCAAAGACCTTAGCCGATTCTGTTACTGACAACCTACGGCCATATATTCCCCAGCTGTATTCTGTGATCAATGAAATTACTTTCTTTTTATTTTCAATACGTTCACTAAAATTACTTATGGATACAACCATTTTTTGATGCAAACTTTCTTCAATATCAGTAGCTTTAAAAGCCTGTTTCTTAGTTTTAGGATTATTAGCTGACTGCATTTCCTGCACCTCATCTACCTCCGCCAATCTTACCTCTCCATTAGATCCATCTTGTACAATAGTAAATGGCAAAAACTTCTTATTTCTTGAATACTTACAAGTTACATGGCTTGCTATATCGTTTTCCTTATCTAATTCAACTGATATGGCATTCTCTACTTTATTGGTTATGGTCGTACCAATGGCACCACGCATCTTTGAGGTGGTGGCCGTCTCATGAATAACCACCGCTATTAAAGCATTGTAGTTATCCGATAGCTGCAATAGCTTGTTCATTATTTCAGTGCTTTCTTCATTGCTGTTAATGTCATCTACCATATCAGTAATACCGTCCAATATGCATATATCGGGTTTATACAACTCAAACAACCTTTCCATTATTTGCACCCGTGTTTCGCTGCTTCCTGCATCTCTAGTTCTAATAGATTTAAAATGTGCGGGTGGTACTTCTAACCCACTAAGGTTAATAGTACGCTTAACCGTATTATAGTAATGAAAATAAGCTTGCTCGGTATCAATGTGTAAGATAGTATCTGTTTCTTTAAGATCAGATCTAAAACCTAATACTTGTTGATTATTAAGCATGCACCCCATTATAGAAGATGCTATTACAGTCTTACGGCTCTTAGCAGCTCCAGATATACTAATAAGATTCCCACGCCCAGCAATGGGAGTATCTTCATGGTACAATATAAAGGTTTCGGGGTCTGGCTTCTGGTTAATATCGAATAAGTGAGTATCAATATACTTATCTAAATCGCTCGCTTCTTGTTGTTGACCTTTACCTATTCCCTTATCTTTTAAATATTCGTTTCCTAGTCGTAGTGAATCCAGCATATTAAGAGGTCAATAAGTCAATTAAACCATCTGATTGTTTTTGCTCATATTCCATAAAAGACTTAACTCTTGTTGTAATTCTATTATCTATTTCATCAATATTGGCAATCTTAACTAAATTTTTAAAGTGATCTTTGTTACCTAATACCTCAGATGCTTTGTCAATTGATATATTGCAAGTACGTGAAACATCAAATGTTTCAAGCAAATAATAATTCATTTGCAACTTCATGAACGCTTTCTCTAGCTGATTAAAAGCATTGATAGTATGGTCATGAAAATGAGTTAAAAACTGGATAGATTTAATCTTAGATTCGTATAGCTTTGATTTACTTCCGTACTTATCTTTAATATTAATAGCCTCTTGTGTAAGGTGTTCAATATATCGCTGATGTTGCAAGTAAAGCTTTTCTATTTCTGTTGTTTCCGTTTTGTTTAGCATGTCTCTAGTCTTTAATTTGTTCCGTATTTCAATTGTTCTGCTGTAATCTTAGCCTTGTATTCAGCCCTTTGTTTTTTCAAAAATGATTCCGGTACACCGTAATTATTGCACCTTTCTATTTGCTTATCCATATTCTTTTTAGCTCCTTCAAGTAATTGTTTTCCGTCTGGGTATTTTTCAGGGGCTTCTAATATAGAACTTTCTATTTTCTTATAATAATTTTGATGTCCTTTTATTGCTTCACGCCTGTCTAATACAAGCCGTTTATGAAGATATTCCCAAACAGCATCGCCCAATAATATTCGGTTTTTTTCACAATATTCTAGGTATTTAAAAAAAGCTGTAAACCCTACTTTCTTGACCTTTGGTAGCCTGTGAAACATAGCGAATAACTTATCAAATTCCTTTAATGAAGTGATGTTTAAGACCCTCTCTTGTATTCTGCTATTGACTTCAATTAGCTTCATGCCCGCCACTTCCTCAGGTTGTTTTCCTACGAACCTACGCCCCTGCTCATCCTCTGCAATGTATTCGATTATTTCGATCTTCTCTAGGTCTTTATCTTCCTTTCGTTTCTGCTTCCATCCATCGAAATAAGGTTGCCAGTTTATTTCCGCGCCTCCTGTAATCATATTAAAAGCCTGCGGATGGTCAATGTATAGCCCTGCATTATCTAGCACAATTCCGTGGTTCTTACCTTCCATTATCCGAGTAACACGCCCTATCATTTGCAAGTACATTGAAAGCGATTTAGTAGGACGTGCCAATTGTACAAACTGCATGCCCGGGAAATCAAATCCCTCTGTCATAATCCCAACATTGGAAACGACCTTAATAACACCTCGCTTGAAATCCTTTACTATGGCTTTTCGTAGGTTGTCAGGCGTATTAGCATCTAAATGAGCTGCTTTTATCCCAGCGTCTAAGTATTTTTTAACCACCGATTCAGAATGATGAACATTAACCGAAAATACTGCTCCGGCCATTCCTTCACAATGTTCGAAATATGATTCCACAATAGGAGCCAACTCCATAGCCTTCTCTGATTTCTGACTACTGTAATCTCCTTGCGTAAGGTTTATACTATGTAAGTCAGGAACAGATCCGATATAATACTTAGTAGGACTTAAAAATCCTTTAGTAACAAGCTCATTAAATCCTATTGACTGTATAAGTGTATCGAACATAGATCCGAACCCCTCACCTGAAAGCCTATAGGGAGTTGCCGTTACTCCCAATACATTCGCATGACCGTAACGCTCGTTAATTATAGTTCCGTAGCTGTTATCATCTTGCACATGGTGCGCTTCATCTACTATTACAAGATCACATTCAGGAAGCTTTGAACGTCTGGATAATGTTTGAATTGATGCTACTTGCGCTTGTAGTGCAAAATTAGTCTTAGTCTTTCCTTGTATTACACCTGCGTAAATCTTATTATTGTATAGGTGTTGCCATGCTTGACTAATCAGCTCTTCACGGTGCGCAATAAGCATAACCCGTTTGCCTTTAAGTAGGGCTTGACGGATTACCTCCACTAGCACAATAGACTTACCACCACCTGTCGATAGTTGAAACATAACAGAACGATAACCGCTCTGCCATGCTTTATTTATATTGTTTATTCCTGCTTGTTGGTAGTGTCTTAGGTTCATTGTGCAAATAAAGTTAAAGTGTTCATTTTCATTTCAGCGTTTCTCAAATGTTTCACACCGTCTTTCCAATACTCCTTATTTAACTCAATACCTACACCTTTACGATTCATTTTTATAGCCTGATATGGTACCGACATTATACCACCGAACATATCTGCTACTACTTCTCCTTCGTTAGAATATCTTTCAATCAAACGCTCAATAATGTCTAACTGTAAAGGACAAATGTGTTTTTCACTTCCTTTTTGCGCTTGAATAGTGTTAAGTGTTTTCATTCTACTTATATCATCCCATACCTCAGGATGTACACTTACAGGAGGTACACTCATATAAGTTGTTGGTAGCTTTCCATATTCTTTTAATTTATCAACAATAGCTACATGTTTTTTATAATCATAACCCTCCTCAAAGCTCATTTGCTTCCAAAGCTTTTGTATATGCTTTAATTCTAATTTTGAAAGCAACTTATCGTCTGCTAATCTCTCGCCTCCAGATTTCCAGTATGCATGTGCATCTATTTGCCATCTCCCTACGCTATACTTTTCTTTGTCTTTTTTTACCGGAACGTCAGCATAAGCATTATTTGTTTCGGTAGGTCTTTTTCTTAGTATTAAAATATACTCAGGAAGTCCAACACCCATCTTTGTACTGTCTTTAGCGTTCTCTGAATACCCTAAACGGTACGTTTGATTGTTTTCCCTTACTACATCAGTTGTAACCGTAATTGTTCCCATTAAATCAAATCCATGCTTAATATAATGTAGTTGAGTATGTGCCATAAACGGCTCAGTAGTTATGGCTCCTGCACCTGTCATGTAAGAATAACGAATACGGTCCTTACAATGCACTGCTAGTATTCTACCCGGCTGCAAAGTCCTATATATTTCAGGCGTTAAAAAATCCATTTGCTCAAAGAACTTTTCATTTGTTTCATTATGCCCAAAGCAGTTATAATTTTCTGAATACTCATAATGATTTCCAAATGGGATTGAAGTAACAAAAAGACCTACTGAATTATCTTTCCATGTTTTTAATTCTGATACATTATCATTGTTAATAGCCTTAAAGTTATTTCCCTCAAAAACCTCTACTTCATTAAAGGTTTTTCGTTTTAAATCTTCTCTATACAATTCAGAGTTAAGACCATGTTTTTTAATAATATCAGTCATTTCATTTTGTAGTTTATTGTGATTACTCCATTTGTTTAATAATTTCTTTAAAATATCTTCCTCAGCATCTGTATAAATAATGTGAATATTTACAACTTTATCCTGCATAAATCTGTAAATACGATGAACCGCTTGAATAAAATCATTAAACTTATAATCGATACCAACAAAAACTGCATTATGGCAATGATATTGAAAGTTACATCCAGATCCTGCAATTTTAGGTTTAGTAGATAAAAACTTATACTTACCCTCTCTAAAACCTGTTAGGAAATCTTCTCTTTGATCTAAGTTCTGTGAACCCCAAACAGATTTAACTTCTTTTCCAAACTCTTTTTCTATTTCATCTTTTTCACTTGTTAAGTGATGCCATAAAATCCAATGCTTATCTGTTTTTCCTACAATTTCTTTAGCTTTAGCAATTCTGTATTGAATACTAACACGCTTTTCTTTTGCAGAATCTACTAAACTACCTGCAGCATTTGCAAATAATCCTGTTTGATTTGTAAATTTATCTACGATTACATCTCTTGGAAATGTGACTTTATGATATTCTAAGTTTATTGGCGGCAAATCATAACCAGTATCATCATAACCTAAATCGGATGGCCGTGTAACAAAACATGCCCAGCTTGACATCCAATACCAGAATTCTTTTTCTCGTCTTGAATATAAATTAAGGTTACCTGCCTTGGTTGAATCTCTTTGAAAAAACCTAGTAAGTATTTGACCTCTATCCATTATACCTAGATAGTCACCATAATGAGTAAGTTCTAAAAATCTATTAGGTGAAGGGGTCGCTGTAAATACGTATCTAAATGGTACTTTTTTAAATTCAGCCATAAGAGCATCTACTGTCTGAGAATCTAATGACCTTAAAACACTTGCTTCATCAAAAGAAACTACAGTAAATTTAGTAGCATCAATATCACCTTTACGAATACGTTCATAATTGGTGATGTAGTATTGTTGACCATCTATCATTTCAGCTGTATTTGTAATATACACAGGTTTTTGCAAATCTATTTTACCAGCATCTACCTGAAATTCATGTTTAACACCTAAAGGACAAACTATTAAAACGTTGCCTCCTTTTTCTTTAAGTATGTGTCTACAAGTTTCCAAGGATATAATAGTTTTACCCAATCCAAAATTTAAGAATCCAGCTCTACGACCTCCTTTAACAGCCCATTTTACTACATCTTTTTGATGTGGTTTTAATAGTGGATGTATATCATTTAATTCAATGTTAAAGCCGTGTTTTTCAGCCAATGTGATTTTAGATTGTAGAAATTTTTCATAATCTAAGTAAGTCTCTTCATTTGTTTCCGATGTTTGTTTCATAATATTGCTTGATTAATATGTATAAGGTTCAGTTCCACATGGTGAATAGATTAACTTTTCTATAGGAGTTAACTTATTCCATTCTTTTAATAGATTATCCATTTCATCCATAGCAGATGTATCAATAATTACTTTATTTTTCGAATTCTTTTTCATAATATTCTTTAAATTGTTGATAACTAGTTATAAATTCTGCCTTACCCCCACAAGCCTCAATCTTTGCTTTA